AGAATCGATGGCTTGGTGTAAATTATACATTTGGTATTTTTGACGAAAAGAAATGGAATTATAATTCGAGTCATTTAAATTGAAAAACAGCGAATAAATGGGATTGTAATTTTGTAATCCACTGATTTTAAATGGATTATAAATGTTCTCTATATCACCACCACCACCACCACCACCACCACCACCACCATTATTAGAATCAACACTTGTCTCTAAAAATTCCTTTTCTAAATCCTTTATTTCTAAAGGTTTTATTTTGGAATAAAGGATACTTATAAATTCGTCGTTTTTCATAATGTTATATTTAGCACAATTATATAAGTGGATGCTATATATTTTTTAAATCGTTTGAACGTTTCCTTAAAATTATAATGGGATTATATAAGGTGACTCATACATTATATAAGGTATGACTTTAGAATTGAAAAAATTCAATATGCGAGATATAACATTCAAGGCAAATGAAAACAAAGGACCCGTCATTGTTATGATTGGACGACGTGATACGGGAAAGTCATATCTCGTAAGAGACCTTTTGTTTTATCATCAAGATATACCTATTGGAACCGTCATGTCTGGCACAGAAGCATCCAATGGATTCTATTCAAGTCATGTCCCCAAATTATTTATACATCACGAATATAATACTGTATTAATAGAGAACATTTTACGAAGACAAAGAATGGTCTTGAAACAAGTCCAGAAAGATTTGGAACAATATAAAAAGACGACGATAGATCCCCGTGCCTTTGTATTAATGGATGATGTATTATATGATCAATCTTGGACAAAAGATAAATTAATGAGAATGATATTTATGAATGGGCGACATATAAAGATCATGTTGATTATATGTATGCAATACCCTTTGGGTATTCCGCCCAATCTACGAACCAATATAGATTATGTATTTATATTAAGAGAACCTTATATGACAAATAGAAAACGTATTTGGGAAAATTATGCGAGTATGTTTCCAACTTTCGAATCATTTTGTGGAGTCATGGATCAAACCACCGAAAATTATGAATGTCTCGTTTTAAATAATAATGCGAAATCGAATAAATTGACGGATCAAGTGTTTTGGTATAAAGCCGAACCCCATCCTGATTTTAAAGTCGGCTCAAAAGAATTCTGGGAATTATCAAAGAATATGACGGATGATGATGATGAAGAAGCATATGATGCCACAAAGTCGAAAAAGAAGAATGCGGTGACTATCAATGTGAAAAAAACGAATTGGTAATGGTCTGGACCCCATCATCATAATAACACCATAAAATTAATAATATTGTATTTTATAAAGATGGATTTTAGACCCTGATATTTCACCATTCTTAAAATCCGACAACTTGACGTCGATTGTGTTACAATTGTTTCAAAAAAAAAAAATCGTGTATGAGTTTACCAATATTATAAAAAATATATTTCCATGCTGGGATTCTTTTATACGATTTATTATCATAATCATATTGGATACGCATTTTATATTGTTGTTTCTCTTCAACCGTGAGGTCTAAAAATAATTCTTCTAAAATATTAATAACCAATATTTTCTTATCAATACCCGCCTTTTTGGGAAGTATATTTTCGATCAATATACAAATTAATAAACAAAATTCTGGTTCATTTCTTAATTTTTCTATTCTCGGTATTTCACTTTTTAATTTCGCAACTACTTTATTAAGTGTTTGGTAAAAATAAATATGTTTTTTCACCGAATATTGTATAGGTATAAATAATTGAATTTCGTGTGATAATTTTATATCATTTGAATGTTTCATATCATCAATCGTTAAACCCATATTTTTTTATTTATAATTATATATATATATATATATTATAAATAAAAAAACAAAAACCATCATGTTCTCAATGACCCAATGAGAACACATGAAAAGACGAGACATTATTGATGAATTATTCATCGCCGTAAATATAGGCATCAAATAATTCAGTAGATAATTTGCGTTTTTTTCTTTCTAATCTTTCCAAAACTTCTTTCGAATGATTGTGTTTCTTGGCATGGTTAATAATCATATCAATATCGTCGTGTGCCTTTTCCAATTGTTCCACGTTTTTTTGTGGGGATCTATATCTATTATTATTATTACAAGATATGATTTGTTGTGATTGCTGTGGTTGTTGGTGTGATATATTTTCTTTCGCTTCATTGTTTGTTTCTTCCATTATAGTTTGAATATAAAAAAAGGGATGCATTTTTTTTATGTTTTATGTTTTTTATATGTTATATTTTATCTGACAAATACATTTTCATCATATTCAATAAATCCTAAATTGATGAGACGATTATACATATTGGGTTTAGTTTTCAAGACTACTGAATACAATTCTATATGGATCGACGACCACAATTCCTGAATTCTCTTGTATTGTTTCATAAATTCGATTTTATGAAGAATTCTTATATTCATCAATACTAATATAAACACTTTGACATAGTATCCAATAATATGAAACTCATTAGTTTTGATATAGGTATAAAAAACATGGCGTATTGTATTTTTGATGTTTCTTGTTCTCCTCTTCAATCCAATACCCAATCTTCCTTTACTATTTTAGATTGGAATATTCTTAATCTTATGGACAATGGAGAACCTATAGAAAACAGTATTATGTGTTCTTTTATATCAAATGTAAATGTAAAGAAAACTAAATCCAATAAAAACGAGGATGTGAAACCTTGTAAAAAAACCGCGAAATATAAAAAAGGTGGTGAATGTTTTTGTGAAAAACATGCCAAAGAAAGTTCTCATTATATCATTCCCAAAAAAGAGTTTTCGAATATTAAAAGTAAAAAAATAGAAGATCTATTGAAAATAGCCGAACAATATTCTATATTTTCAGAGACCCACCCCCCACCAAAAATGAAAAAGGAAATCATAGTAGAAATGGACGCATTTTTCACTTTAAAATGTTTTGAGGTTCTCCATTTCGAGGTGAAGAAATCCGCCAATGATACTGAATTGATTACAATTGGGAAAAACCTCAAACGGAAATTAGACGGTGTAAATGAAATAGAACATATTAGTCATGTCATTATTGAGAACCAAATATCTCCTATTGCTACACGTATGAAAACGATTCAAGGTATGTTGGCACAATATTTCATTATGAAAAATGGCGATATTTCGATTGAATTCATTTCATCTTCAAATAAATTAAAGGTAATTCCACCCCCCTCTTTCTCTTCCACTCAAACAAGACAAGAACCCTTACAAAATAGTATGGTCGTCAATATTGCTTCTTCTCCAGAAAAAAACCTTGATAAAACCCTCGATAAAATAATACATGATAAAAATAAATACAAGGAAAACAAAAAACGAGGCATCGAAATATGTTCTCTATTTTTAGAAGAGAACCCACAATTAAAACCTTGGAAAAGATGTTTAGAAGTATCTAAAAAAGACGATTATGCCGATTGTTTTTTACAAGGAATTTGGTATATTCAAAAACAAAAACAGGATAAATAATATAAATAGTCCCGCGTATGATATAAATATATTATTTATATAATTATCATAATATAAAATGGAAGTAATCGATTTAGGTGGATTAGACTCTTTAGAACCCATCAGTCTCAATTTCAATGATAATAATGATATACATTCATCCTCCCCAAAAGTTAATTTTGGTAGTGGTATAGAATTATTAATGAATGATAAAGTCCGTTCTTCTTCGGCGGGTTCGGGTTCGGGTTCGGGTTCGGCGTTTCATTTGAGTGATTTAGATTCTTTAGAAGAAGATTTGAATCGCCTTTCCGGTAATAATGGCACTAACAGTGGTACTAGTGGTGGAGGTCTTGATACTAAATCAATCTCTGGTTTCGCCTCTAATTTTTTCAATATGGGCGGTTTTATGGGTGGTGGTGGTGGTGGTGGTGGATCAACCGCTGATGACGGTAGTTCTAAAAATGTCGCTTATACTGCCGATGCCACAGATTCCAATATTGGAAATGCTACACGTGAAACCATTGGTAATACCAAAACATGGGATGGGTTCTCGAAAATAAATGAAATCCCTCAATCGGGTGGTGGTGGTCCCAATATTTCTGAAAGAGAGAAACGCCGGAAAAAACGAATGATGATTAAGAAATTGGATGAATGGCACGAAAAGGGTTTATTGAAACAAACATCACATTTCACTCTGGATTCTTCGTATGAAGAAATCGAGGATGAATATGAAACCGCATTGGAAGAAAAACGAAAAAAGGATAGTATGAAATTACAAGGATGGTGGTTTATGACATTTATCAATTCAATGGAATATGCCAATGCCGTTTTCAATCCTTTTGATTTGAATTTGGATGGATGGGGAGAACAAGTAAGTGAGGACATTGATAGTTATGAGGAGATTTTTTCAGAACTTCATGATAAATACAAGGGCGGTAAATTGGCACCCGAAATATCCCTATTATTACGCGTGGCATTCAGTGCCGCCGTTTTGAATTTTTCGAATAAAGCATTATCGAGTGCCACCCCCGCATTTAATGATGTGATTAAACAGAGTCCCGAATTGATGCGTATGTTTACTAATGCCACCGTTAGTAGTATGTCTCAACAAAGTCCTGGATTTGCCATGGCAAGTAATATGATGCAAGAACAAGCGAATCGTCCTCGTGGTCCCCCACCACCAGCACCCGTCGAGACCAAATCACAACCACCTATGCAACGTCCCGGAATGGTTTTTACAGAAACAACTAATCGTCCCGATATAAGTATGGGGCGTGGAACCATGTTTCGAGAACCCGGCATCGAATTAAATCAGGGGGCGGGATTATATAATCAGACACAAGCACCACAGCAACAACAGCAACAACAGCAACAACAGCAACAACAGCAACAAACAAGACCAAGACCAGAGATGAAAGGACCACAGAATACAGATATTGATTCGATCCTTTCGGGTTTGAAAACGCGTAATATAGATATACATGAAAGTGGTCAAGATGAGGATTCGATGATTTCAGTCTCTTCTTTAAGAGATTTACAGAATTCGAATTTACCCAAGAAATCCTATCGTAAAAAGAATAAATCCGATAGAAATACAATGAGTTTGGATATTTAGGATAATAAATATAAAAATATAAAAATATAAAAGAAGAATTTAGGAAGAAAAAATAAAGTCATCCTTTTCAGATTTAGGAATTTAAATAGTAATTGTCTTTTTATAATGGGAAAAATATATTTATTTATATTATACGTTGAAAATGTTGGACATGAACGAATTCTTAAAACGTGCTATTAAATATCTAATCGAGGGTTTAGTAGTGGCTATATGTAGTATAGTCCTATTAAAGAAAAAGATTGATTTTGAGGAAATATTGATATTAGCATTATGTGCTGCTGCTACCTTCAGTATATTAGATATATATCTCCCTGCTGCTGCCTCTTCTGCCCGTAATGGTGTAGGAACCGGTCTTGGTATTAACTTGATGGGTGGTCTCCGTCTTATGTAAATAAGTGAGGAGAACATTTTAGACAGACCAATTTCTAAAAGCAATCCTTTGTGATGAAATCCATACTGGATTTCATCACACGAACACGGCTCATTCACCGCGTTCTAAATGTTATGCATTATCATTTATGTTTATGTTTATGTTTATGTTTTTTGTTTTATACACATTATTATATGACTGAATTAACAGAATTAACAACATATAGCAATCCCAAACAGGTTCTAAAATTGGCGAAACAATATTATAATCAACATAAGACAAAGACGAAAACAAAAACAAAGACAAAGATGACGATGAAAAATAATCACTCATCAGAAACATTAATCGGTATATTAGATAAAAAGAATGATGCTGCACTTTATATTAGCACAAGGAAAAACAAAAAATATGCCCTTTTTAATGGTAATAAAACAACACATTTCGGACAATTGCCATATGAAGATTTCACCAAACATAAAAACATGACCCGACGACGGAATTACTTACAACGTGCCACCCATATTAAAGGGGATTGGAAACGAGACCCATATAGTGCCAATAATTTAGCCATCCATTTATTATGGTGAGGTTTTAGGTTTGGGTTTCGGGGTTACAACTACATAGGTTCTTCGTATTTCATTCATTTTTTTTACCCTCTACAAATCGTGATATGGATTATCGGTGATTTTCATACCACAATATTCTTTCGGTGCTTTTTTATAATCTTCGGGACTATGTAATCCCGCCTCTTTGGCATTTTCTAATAGGAATTTAAAGTTCTCCCAAAACTCCGTTTTATGACCAATTGAAACAGTCATTATATGTGACAATTCGTGTATAGCGACAAACATCAAGGTATTCAAATCTATCAAATCCTCATTATCTTCTTTTGACTTGTTTAAACAAAAGGCGACTTTTTCCCCCTTATTCTCACTATATGCCGTATATGAACTGGTGGGTAATGTCTCCATTACCGTCTTGGGATTAAATCCTTGGACTAACCGTTGGACGTTCTCCTTTTCGGGATATTTCGATCCCATATAATCGACTAATTCTTTACATTTTTCGGTGGTTTTCGCCAATAAATCGGCGGCGGCTTGAATCTTTTCGCGTTCTCTTACACAATACTTATTTCCATCTACCCCGGATACTATACATGTAAGTTTGAAACTATCAGTTGCGTCTAAATAGATATATACACAAACTATAAAAAACACCACAATACCAAGATAAAATATGACATCCATAAAATCAAATGATGAGGATGATGTACTCATTCTTATCCTTTTCTTTCCCTTGTATATACTAAATGTTTTATTTTTACTATACATCTAATTTACTAATGAGAAAGAGAAAGAGAGGAGAAAGGGCGAGTGAGGAGGAGGAGGGACAAGAGATAGAGAGATAGAGAGATAGAGAGAACTTATCATATTAATATGATAATTTCTATTCTTATTCTACTAATAATATATTATTTAACGACCACCGCTATTTAATTCAAGAGGGACCTGCATAAGATCGGGTTCAATTGTCGACTGCATCCATGGTCCAACATTCACTTTAGGAATGATGGGGTCAGAACGTAATTGGAGATTGGCATTACGAAGAGTCTGACCAATAGTATCAATACCAATATGATAACCGGCTTGTAAAAGATCGGGGGTCATGCCATTACCATTACTCACAGAGGGCGGATTCAAGGCGGACCATTGACTATTGGAATCTTTGGGTAAAAGATCACTAGGATTGACTGTATTGACTACATTATAACCTGATTGACTTGGTTGAGGTCCAGGGATTGGACCCCCCGCAGTTGCACCCGCCCCACCAGTGCTTGGATTCGAATAATCGGAACCAGATAATGCCTTGTTTTTATCACCGCCTTCTAAACCATCCTTTACGTTAAACTTGACACCAGAATAGGTATATAAAGCCCACATTAATACGATAAAAATGATCAATATTAGGACCCTTTCCTTTGTAAAGAATTTTGCTATTCCACTTCGAATTTGATTGAACATTCAGTTTATATAAACGGGGGATAAAATTATTTATGTTTAATTATTTTTTCTAAATAAATCTTATTGAAAGTCTTTTTTCATTGACATTGGATCTTTATTTTTCGTTTTCGTTTTAGTTTTCTTGGTTTTCTTGGTTTTCTTGGTTTTCTTGGTTTTCTTGGTTTTCTTCTTCTTCTAAATCTAAATCACTGTCATCATCACTATCGCTCAAATCTTCTAAAAGGTATGTATTTTTAATATTCTTTGCTTCTAAATATGCCGACAATGCCATATCACGTGCCAATTTCGCCTTTTTTCTGGCATCTTTATATAATTTATAATATACGTCGTTTCTAGGTTTAATACCGATTTTATCAGAATCGTCTAAATCATCTACACATATTTTCACTTCCTCCAATTCTTCACTAAATGGTGATGTATATATATTTATTTCATTTTCGTCTTCTTCTTCGGGTGCGGAAAATATCTCTTCCATTATGGGTGGTTCTATTTGGGGTTGTTCTATTTGGGGTGGTTCTATTTGGGGTTGTTCTATTTGGGGTGGTGGTGGTGGTGTGTTGTCGATTGATTCGTCCGGGTGACCCCATAATGATGATTCGGTAGTATTTCCTAAAGATTCTGGTTTTTCTGGTTTTTCTTCGTTTTCATAAGAAATAGAAGAAACAGAAGTAAGAGAACCTGGTTCTCTTACCATCGGCACCGAAGATTCAATCGATGCTAATGGTGCCACTACTTTGGGTCGGATAATACATTTCTCGAATAAATTCGCCGGTTTCATTACCATCATTTGTTTCATTTCAATCTCGATTTGAAAACTACGGCTAGAACATTTGATGCCCTGAATTTCCAATATCGTCATCAACGTCATCTTTTCGGTAATGGTTTCAAGGGGAATCTCGTTCTCCATTTCATCATATATTTTCATAGTGGGATTACCATTCATAGTTGGAAGATGGACACGAAGTAAATAGATTTTACCCGATTTATATATTTTGATGGGTGATGTCATGTAATTTTCAATATCATTCCTTTCCATTTCTGTATCGAACCATAAGGTCCGGTTTTGATGGATATATTCGATACAAGTGGATTCCAATTTCTCCATCCAATGGATGAAAATCTCGTTTTCATTGGAAAATGTCAGATCAGTATAATACTTTTTCTGGGCTTTTATAATTCCTTGTTTGGTAGAACATTTAGGTGGTTGTATATAGACGTGTTCATTTTTCAATAAGAATCGGATGAAATAATTACCACCCGATATGAGCGTGGGTTTTGTCAAGACTAATTTATCAAAAGGGAATGTTTCATTTGGTTCGTGTATATCTTCCATATAGTGTATTCTATTATATTTTTTCTATGTATTTTACTCGTTGGAATATTATTTTTTTAGTATTGGTCTAAACTAAATATGAAAAATATACGGGAAACTCTTGTTTCGTTTTTTCAAAATGAAGATATACGGAAAGAATTTAGGGAAGTTGTTCAACCACTTTATAATTTGTTCTATAATGAGATTTATATTTACATTTGGTTCATTTGTATTTACCACGTCTTTTTGATTTTTATTATTTTAGCGAATTTGTTTCTTCTTTTGAGGTGTTTGAGGTGTATGAATGGGTTTTCTATGGATTCTCATGTGTCTTCTATTCCTCCTATATGATTTGTTGTGTTTTATTTGGGGTATTAATTTTATAATGGTATATTAATATTAATATAATGAGTAGTATTATTATTTTGAAAAATTTTAAAATAAAAATTGGCGATAAGATGTATATTGCGGACAAAGTAGAATTAAAAGTAGTAGACGAAGAAGCAGCAGCAGAAAAAGAACCTACATCAGACCCAACGGGAGCAGAAGGAGCAAAAGTAGACTCAGCAAAAGCAGACGAAGCAGCAAAAGTAGACTCAGCAAAAGCAGACGAAGCAGCAGGACTAGACGAAGCAGCAGCAGCAGAAGGAGCAGACACAAGAATTTCACCAGAAGAAAAAGAAAAAAGAGCAAAAAGAATAGAAGAAGCAGTAGATAAAGTAAAATCATATAATTAATCAACATAAAATACCATCCAGATAGTAGCCCCCTCCATAATTTAGGAAAAATCTCTGTCTATAGTATATAAAATGACTGCTTGGACTGATTTTGTAAAAAAATTCTATAATGAAAAAAAGGCGATGAATCCGCTATATAAATTCAAGGACGCTTTAAGAGATGGAGCAAATGAGTATAAGAAGGGTGTGAAGGATGTATTAGGTGCCGCCACAGAAAAACCTAAAAGAGGCAAGACTGGTAAACGAGGTAAAAATAGTTCGACAAGAAAAAAACGTTAGGACTATGTATGACCAATATATAAAAATAAACTATTCCCTATATTATAATGAATAGTTTAGTAAAATCCAGTGAAGTAGAGAGAACCTCAAATAATGGAATCATCTCGGAAAAAATCAAACAATGGAGTTCTCTTGATATGAAGATCAAATTCATCAATGAAAAAACAAAAGAGATGAGAGAGAAAAAACAGGAACTCGCCCAAGAAATCGTGGCAAGTCTGAATAGGTTCTCACCTCCACCTAAAATCACCATCGATGATGACTATCAATTACAAGTCTATAGTAAAAAAGAAACGACGGCTCTTTCATTTACATATATAGAAAAATGTTTAGGTGAAATATTGAAGGATCAAGAACAAATCGATTTTATCGTCGCATATTTGAAAGAACATAGAGAAACAAGCATCGTTCAGGATATAAGGAGAACCCCGATAAAGAAATAGTAAGAAATGACGATGGATAAAAATAATATATTATATGCCACCTGTTTATAATAGTTACAGGATACCTCGAAGTCCTTCACCCATAGACACAACAAGTAGATATGTAAGAACTCTGCGCTGGGATCCTACAATAAATAAGGTTGAGAGTACTTATGTAAAAAACCCAAATTATATCACAAGAATCAAAAACGGAATCACAAAAATCAACAACGGAATCACAAAAGTCAAAAAATATATAGGATTAGGTGGGGGGAGTACAAATAAAAATAAAAGGTCATCAAAACGTCGTAATACTAGAAAACAAAGATAATCTTTTTATATTACCAAAAATTGTAATATAAACAAATAAACAAACCCAACATTTAGGAAACAATATCAACAAAAAAAAGCAATAAAAAAAATATATAGAAGTAATAAAACAATCAAATATGTTATTTGGAAACGTTTACAATCAAGACAAAAGGCAACAAGAAACGAAATGTTGTGGGTTCTCTATGAAAGAGTTTATTGAAAAAGAATTGGAGAGAAAAAAGGCACTGGGTCTTACCAACACACTTGTGAGTGCCATACCTTTTGAGGATTTAGCCATACCTTTTTCTTATGATTCACACGATAGAGCGAAATCTATATTACCATCCACTGACTCTTATAAAAACAAAAACAAAAACAAAAACAAAAACAATAAAAAGGGGGGTGGCAATCTCGCCTATATGGAAGTCATACCCGACCAATTATTCAATCAATTATTCAGTTTAGTTGCCGAAGTAAAAGGACAAGATACCAACACAATAAAGAGGAGAACCAAGAAATCCCGAAAATAATCCTATTCGATCAATAAGTGGCGGTATATAGAAAAGAAAACGATAATTATATTTTTGGCATATTTTGGTATAATTTTCTATCTACTTTATAAATGGTATATATAATCACACCCTATAATGATTTGATTATTCAAGGGAAACGAGTATATAAATTTACCATCAAAGTAGATGTAACTCTATTCAGAAAATGTAATATATACATCTATTTACTAAGTAGTGAAAAAAAGTGTTTTGCGGTCTATGAAATGACCATAGAAGGGGAAGAATATTTGAATTGGGAAGGTGATGATTCTTATATATTATCTTATGTAAATGCTTATTTACAAAATGTGGCACGAACACCTCCTTCATCCACAGTAACATCGAAAGATTCATTTGAATCGGATGAAGATGATGAAGGTACCATTTATTTATAAAATTTAGGCAACGGTGTTACATCAAATACCATTGTATTTTCTTCATCATATTCTCTATAATAATTATTCAAATCAATCCAAGCCCCTTTCATGTAATAATATCGCGAATTTTTAGTGGATAAATAAATACATTGTTTGGGGGAATTGACTGTTTCTAAATATATTGTTTTTTTATTTATACGAAACATATAATATTCATCGGTGGAATATTTATCACTCCGTGAGAAAGAAACCCCTGCCCTTTTTATTTCAATGGGGTTCTCTATTCTATTGGACAGGGTTTTCAATATTTGTGGATAAAGAGGAACTACGATTCCTTCAAATGTGAGATAATAATGTTCTGTTTCTGTTTCTATATCTTCAATATAATCAAAGATATGATAGAGAACATCTATCGGTGTATTTGAGAATCGTTTTTGTATCAATTTATTCAATACAATTGTGGTTGCGTTTTTAAATACCATCGGTTTCTTTCTTTTATCTGTCATATTATGTTATTTTTATTTATTATTACAAAACTAATAAATAACATTCCATTTCAATTTTCTACACAGACCATTGTTTGGTATTGAATGAGTTTTACCATTCAGACCATTGTTTGGTATTGAATGAGTTTTACCATTCAGACCATTGTTTGGTATTGAATGAGTTTTACCATTCAGACCATTGTTTGGTATTGAATGAATTAATCTGTAACATTTTAGATGCATTCTCTTTCCAAAATTGGACCTTTTTATCTAATTCCATGTCCGCAGCAGTATTGGGTTGAACTTGACTCGCTCTCGCATTTAATCTCGCGACATCATCAGACGTTGCTGTCGGTTTTTTACCAAAACAATTAACACCAAATTTCATATATGGATTCGCGATATACCCACCATTAATTCCCGGACGACCACAATCATTTTTATGTTCGGACGATTTCTGTAATTTATCCCACGTCTTTTTCTGAGTAGGGAAAAATATCATTTGTCCATCCGACCATCCATAATTACACCATTCGCCCCCCTGTTTATATGCCTCTTCTATTTGATCATATGTCGCTATATTTGCACCATAAGAAGAACAAATGGCTTGAGCATCATCATATGTATATAAATTATTACCAATATTAAACACTTCATTCGTATCAGCCGATGTAATCATAGAAGATAGTGTAGAACCCGAGACATCCACCCGAGACCCAGAAACTAGAGAACCCGAGACATCCACCCGAGACCCAGAAAGGTCAACTAGAGAACCCGACGCATCCATCGTAGTATGGATAATAGAATTCGTAGTGGTGGAGGTAATATTAAATATGGAATTAATGGCATCAATTAAATTGATATGAAGAATATATTTAAAAAAATCGGAGAAAATGACAATCATTAATAATAACCACGCCAGACTTTCAACGAGTAATATGAATATAGGTTTCGCACCATATGCCATAGGAATACCGAATAAATAAATCATGGTATAAAAAATGACAATAAAGAAGAGAGTAGAAAACACGGATAAACTACTATTTACATACGAGGTAAACGCGTTATACATATTGTTAAATAATATCTCATTATTGGATGATGATCCAGAACTATAATACATTGTCGATAAAATGGCGAGAAATGCTACTAAAAATATCAAATCTAGAAACCGGCTTAATCGCAATTGGAAGGTGGATATATCGCCATTTTTAGAACTAAAAAACAACCCTAAAATCAAATAGGATATTAGATAAATCACTATAAACATTACTAAAAAAATGGTGTTGGATTCATTATACATTTTATATAAAAACGTCGAGAATTCCATTGGGGGTGTGGTTTTACTAGTATCATTGATTCCTACATTTCCAGAAGCACCAGTTTTATTTCCTGAAATATCAGAAGAAGATCCAGACAATGCCGACATATATTATACTAGGTTATTTTTTTTGCGATAAAATAAACAATATGCCATAGGATTGATGATTTCACGTGGGTTCTCTATTTTCTCTATAATATTATCATTATAATGGATCCATTCGCCCTTTATATTTCGGACAATGGCGGTATAATGACCACCCGAAACACCCCCTATATGATTACATACCCCATATAAATCATATATAAACGATTTGGCATTATATCCACAAACATATTTTGACAAGTCCATATTATCCAGTGGGAAATCTATACAATGATTCATTTTCGTTTCCCCGTCGGGACTAAATCTTTTCAAAGTAATGACCAATATTTTGGGGAAATTCCAGAACGACGACTGTTTTTTTATATCTTCCTTCTTATTGGATTTTTCATTATACCACGCATTATCACCCACCAATTCTTCGGCATTATGATATAAATTAATACAATCATATAAATCACGACAATGGACTTGTTGTCCATCGAATAGGTATTCAATAATAGGAAGATCCAATATAAAATAGAATTCGGGTTTTATAGAATGTTTCTTCTTACCATCCACCGACAAAATTTCATTAATCATAATACCATAGAATAGGTCCAATATTTCAGAATATTCAGTGGAATATGTTTTTTGTATGACTTTATAACATTCCAATGCCAATTTATCCTTTTTATTTTCCGCTTTTCCAGAGATAGTAATATTGGCGGTTCTAGAAATACTATCATGGATACAGTCCAAGACAAACATTAGAAACTCGGGCATGTCGTTTTGTGAGAACCCGGTGAATACCTCTCGGTTTTTATGTTTGGCGATTTTCTGTATAGCATTTATGAATTTATTGGGTGTTACAACACCATTACCACTCCACATTATTTGGCGGAGATCATTCCATTCGCTAATAATGGTGGATTCTTCCAAGTTCTCTTTCAGGTAGGTCGAATATTTTTTTGAATCCAAGAAATGGTGTAATTCATAGGTATGATTGAGAACCTGAATACAAGCATTCATAAAACAAGTATTACCTACATTCTCGATTCCTGTAAGTCCATTCGTATGATATTTAGATAAATCCATTTTCATGAAATATTATATAAATTGTTATAGTATATAAAACTAAATATTTATATTCTTACAAGATCAATTTTATGATTACAGATATAGAAGAAAGTTTTCAGAATTTAATTACAAGTATTATAGCGGAATATCCCAATATTGTTTATTCGCGACCTTCTCGTCGATCTCGCCAATATCATGAGAACCGAGAACGTCCGAATATTAATCGAAATAATAGCAATAATAGCAATAATAGCACTAATAATAACATACATATAGATGAATATTTGGACATTTTACAAGAAATATATAGAGGATATAATGAAAATATACGTGAATATAATGAGAACATCCGTAGATTTACACAGACAATTCAAGATCTTATAGATTATCGAAACAATAGACAAGAAACACAGGGTTCTCGTTTTCCTCCTTCTACTTTGCCATTACCAAGACAACCAAATCGCCAATCAACAAGTCATTCATTACCTACTTTATTACAGAATATAAGGAGGAATCAGAATCAGAATATACCCAGTAATAATAATAATAATAATAATAGTAGTCGTATCAATTATACTAATAATCTCGATGAATTATTATATACCATTATTACAATTGACCCCGCCACATTTCAAGATGTTCTCATTACCCCTACTGCACAACAAATAGAAAATGCTACTGAAATATTCCTTTTTTCTATCGATGCCAGTAATCAATTTACATCTTGTCCTATCACATTGGATAATTTCCAAGAAGGAGAACGTGTGAAAAGGATTCTACATTGTGGTCATGTCTTTAAAGAAGCATCTATTAATGATTGGTTTCATCAAAATGTGCGGTGTCCTGTTTGTCGATATGATATTCGCACATATAACCGACGACGACTACCCTCCAGATCTAACATAAGAGAAGAAAGAGAAGAAAGAGAAGAAAGAGAAGAAAGAGAAGAAAGAGAAGAAAGAGAAGAAAGAGAAGAAAGAGAAGAAGAAAAGGAAGATAATCAAAATCAAAATCAAAATCAAAATCAAAATCAAAATCAAAATCAAAATCAAAATCAAAATCAAAATCAAAATCAAAATCAAAATCAAAATACAAGACAAAGAATGACATTTAATATGGGCAATTCAAATATGAATCGTTCATCTTTATTAACATCATTAGATTCAATATTGGCGGAATATGATGTAAATTATGAATATGAAATTGATATTCCGATTGTTCGATATATATATGATACAAGTGATAATCTATTTTGATATATTTATATTATAATATAATAAAAAATGTATTATATTATTCTCAAGTCCCTACTTTAGGACTAACCAACCATCCATCGTATTGATACGATTCCTGTCATTATGTATTTTATCCAGGATTCTCTTGAAAACGAGTTCTTCCACATAATTGCTACATAATTTTTCCTTCTTCTTATTATAATCTTCTAGATTGGGATATTCCTTTTGTAGTTTCTCGATTTGCAATTTATATTGTGTATATTTACCCCGGCATTTACGCAACTCCATAATTTCACGGATTGCCAAACCGAATAATTGTAATATCGGTTTCATCAATTGATTGGTAATATAATAGGTATAATCAATCTTCAATTTATTCTCGATAATGAATTCAGGTGTTTCTATCTTATTACCGACGAGCGCCTTTTTATCGGTCTGATGTATAAATATATATTTGATACGATCACCCGGTTTGGGTTTATTCCCCGGATCTCTTTGACCCATCCGATTCGCCAATACTTGATGACCAATACGTTCGGGGTTTTTATATCCCGAACTCAAGGCTTTTGTAATCATCAATTTGTCCATCCCCACTTTTCCTTGTATAAGTTGTTCTAATGAATGATCCAAGAATTCCACTGCCCGTTGAATAGTATCATTACTACTACCCATGAGTATAGTAAGAATACCACCATATACATCTTTCAAATAATCACATGCATCACGGCGTTTTAACGCGAGACCCATATATTTGAGTTTCCCCTTGGTGGGATCAGTTTCATACAACATCCCCACATACCGTTTTTTAGACAAGAGTATAAAGGGCATCAACGTTTTTTCATACGACAATTCCATAGGAGCAGTGAGCCATTGAGAACACAATTTGGCGGCATCTTGTGCCATTTCGATGGTGATTTCGAGGGCTTTTTCGCCACGAATAGGTTCCCCCGTCGTGGGGTCTTCTAAATTGAAGGTAAAGAATACAGAATCGGTATCCCCATAGACATATTCGGCACGACTCAATACGACCCCGTGTTTTTCCGTATCATACATACGATTTCCATATACATCTTCAATCATCTTTTTGGCATAGGTAATCATCATCCGTCCTGTGGCGGTGGTCGATGCCGCCACATCCTTTTCATAAAAGGAGGAGGTCCGAGAACCACATTGTCCATATAGAGAATTGGCGGTGACTTTATAACCCAATTGGCGTTTATCCAAGATATTCTGCATAAAGGGGTCTTTTTCCGTCTTGCCCTTTTTACGCGTATCAGAACGGGCTTTCAAGAGCGATTCCAAAATCGCCGGCATAATCGCCTTTTTATTATCGGGATATTGGACCCACCGACAAATCTTTTTCCCCACTTTCGTCTTTTCGGCTTTAGAAGTGGGCGATTTCCGAATATATTTAAACGTGTCATATTCGACATTTAAATACCGATAGTCTGACAAATCATCATATATGAATTTCCCCGTCTTGTCTTTTTGTCCCACCTCTTTAATGAGTTTCCCATCCAAATCGTATTCTTTCGTCCATACTTTACTATCGGGAGAGAGATTCGCACTAATCATTATCGATGGATAGAGGGAAGAATAATCTAGACATGCCACAGGATTATCCATATATATCGCACATTTGGGATCCAAGACAATCGCGCCTTCATATCCATCAGCATCATACGATTTTTCTAGGTCGGGCATCAAAGTATTCATTATCCGGCATTGTTTCGCTACATAACTGGTGAGTTTTATACCCTGACCCCTGAATACGAGGAAACTAATAGGGACACTACAAATACTCGCCATTTCAATATAGCCTGTAATGACGTCGATTTTATTGACCAAATGGTGGACTAGATTACAATCTTGAATACAATATTTCGCTACAATGGCGCGGTCACTTGCAGAACCATTCGCCAATTTGAATATATCTTGTGGTGAAACATCGTCCTTTGCCATTCCCCATTTTATCGATTTCCCATCAATTATATGATGATCTTGTATGACGATAATATTGGTCGTTTTAGAAGAGTCTAATGGTTGATCCTTACGTATTTCCAATACGACGAATTTCTTACCGGCTTTATAATAATCACTCGTGAAACCGGTGACTTCAATATGAATGAAATCCCCGACATGAAGACCCAATAGATTATTACTATATAATTCCGTCACGTCACCAAATACGGGATGATGAGAACACGCATTTTTTATTATAGTATCACTTATAAAGGCACCTGCGACATTATCCAATTTATATGAGGATAGATTGAAATCCCGGCGGAAATAAGCCAACATGTCGATTTGTAGGCGACCCACCATCTTGGGGAAATTCATATTATATTCACCACTTGCGATTTGTAATTTTTGGGTTTCAATCAAGATTTCATCAGGTTTCTCACGGGACGGTTTTCCCGAAAGTTCTCCAATGTTTCGGGAAAGTAAAAGGAATTCTCTTTCACATCGATTCTCTTGAGAACGTCGAAACATGAATTCATAATCAAAACCGAATATATTATATCCAATAATAATATCGGGATCCTCCTTTTGAATCAATTCGGTCCATTTCAATAGTAATTCTCTTTCAGTATGGACGGGTTCGATTACTGCACCTTCGACAGGTTCGCATGATCCTAATACGACACAATGATTCAAATAGGGTTCTTGTTCTCCATATCGTAGAAAGGTAGATCCGATAAATGTGACTTTATCACCTTCCAATTTCGGGAATAATAATGTGAGAACATCCGAGATGATGGTGATTTTTACATCACGGGTATGTTCGGGTAATGTGGAAAATAGGACATCAATTACTTTCTCTTGTTTTTCTATGGAACCTAGTCTTTTTGCTTTATTACGGGTTTTATTATGAGGTATTTCTTCTTCTTCATCACCACAAGCCATAGTAATATTTTCTTCGTCCTCTGCATCATCACCCTCCACATCACCGTCTCCGGAACCGGAAGCCATGGATTCATGTATAGCAGCAAACATATCATCGATGGTCAATAGATAAGAATTATCTTCCTCACTATTTGCGGTTTTCGCTTTTTCAATGGTCTGTTCAACGAATATTTGAGCACGACTTTCAATTTGAGTTTTTGACTGTTTCGATATAGGATATACAAGATCAATACCTTCTACTTTATCATATCCAAATGAGGTCATTACAATCTTCTTTAAAAAGACCTTGCCCCTCTCTTTATCCATATTCCCCGATTTCAATTGAGTATTGAATACATCGACCAATTGTGTAGATAGGCGTTTATATACCTTGATGGGAACCGGGAAATCACCATGACTACTACTTGCTTCAATATCAAAACTACATATTTTATAGGGAACACGTGTCTCGCAATTATCTAGCGGTTTCAGACCCCCCTTTGAACAAATATATTCATAATTACAAGACGTTTTATTGACATCGGGAGTCATCGCATCCCGTAAAGATAATGTGACCCATCCCGATGGACTAATAGAATGAATATGAAAGTATCGTAAAAGGGGGGGAATTTGCGTTTCATATATTTCTAGATTCGTATGATTGTAATGATAGATCTCCTTTTTACGGACATTATTTTCTTGGTATGAATACCAGAGATTTTTACATTTATTCATTGCCGCCATATTTTCGAACGAGATTTGAATGAACTTATATTTTCTCCCCCCCGTGAATCCATATAGTTTATGGGATTCAATGAATTGATAAGAGTCGATATTTTTAATATGGTGTTTTTCTTTCAATTCCTTGATGAAACATTCCATGTCATAGGGGGTCCATTTATCACCGACTTGTATAAAGAAGAAGGGTTTGAAATCCTCGATATAGAGACAGTAAGTTTGTCCTTTGGTATCAATGCCGAACATTTGAATAATCATCTGTTTCTGTTTATTTTTTTTATTGAAGGTCGAATCATCTGAATCGTTCTCTGAATTTTCGGTTTCTTGATATGCATATCCATCGTATATATTGAAATCAATACAACGGAACGATTTGGTTTTCTTGATGATGGTATGTTTCTTCATTGTATTTCGTTTTCTCTTTTATCTTTTCTATATTTATATTTACCAACGGAATCTTTATTTCAATTTTACACGATGAATATCTATTATATTCATCGTTATTCTAGGGTTTTTTATGTGTTGTTTTTGTTTTATGTGATGGTTTATGTGATGGTTTATGTGATGGTTTATGTGATGTTTTATGTGATGGTTTATGCGGTTTATTATCATCATCATTGGAGTCTATATACCCCCCTTTAAATATATTAAACATATTACCATTATTATCCCCCTTTTCTTCTACTTTTTCGTCGAAAAACCACTGAATCATTGGCTCGACTTCTCTTGGACCGGTATATAATTCGAAATTGCCATTTTTCACGCGATAAACAGTAGGGTAACTATTAGAATTTTCTGGTAATTCTTTATGTATTGCCAACATTTTTTTATAATTTACACTATCTTTATCTACTTCACCATTTTGTTTTAGTTTCTTTTTTGATTCATCTACCGACCCGTCTATATATTTACCTTTATATTTATCATTTGTGCTGACGATACCAATCATTTTATCCCATACGGGTTTGAATTCTTTACAAGGACCACACCATTCAACGGCATGGATCAAACCAATCGTTAAATTAGATGTGGGTGGTTTGGGTGGTGCTTGAATGGGTGCTTGTTGTTGGTTTGGCGGTGCTTCTTGTTGTATATGTATATTTATATTATTTTGGTTATTCTTTCTACGATTCATCTTTGCAACTCTTTTCTTGGTATTATTCTTTCTCTTTCCTTTTCCCCATCTTTTACTATTTCCATTTCCATTTCTTTTTCCTTCTTTCATTTATATAATATCAATATAAATTTCTAAAGATATTGTAATAGGAAATAATGAAGATGAAATTATTGAGGTTTTTATTTATCGTATTTTTAGTAGTGGTTTTTATATCAGGATTTTTCGTATTACTATCACAAAAAAATGGTATAGGATCAGGAAAAGAAGGATTTGATAATACAACCACCACCAACTCAACATCAACCACGCAAGATTCGTGTCCAGATCTATTGATACAAAAGGGGGCAGTATTATTATTATATAATACAAAACAACCTTTAGTGGATGGAACGAATCCCATTCCGTTTTTTAATTTAGATGAATATATACAATATTTAGAGAACCAACGAATCAAAGGTATGAATTGCCCGGTTCTCTATTTACAAGAAGAAACCAATACACAAGGACAAGATGTATATCGTATGCGTCCAAGCCCGTTTGATTTACAAGGAGGACTCCCCCCCATGGTAAATATGACGGCAACTAAAATGCCCGTCGTCAATGTCAAAGATGCATCCCGTGAAAATACCATCTATAATAAAGATCAATACGCTGGATTCGATCCACAAGGTCAATATATTGGTGTCTATACAAATATAGATAAAATACATGATTCCACTGACGCGAAACGTATAAGTGATAATCCTATGGATGATAATTGGGCGGGAACTACTTATACACAACAAATGATTGATTCGGGAAAATATGAAGATAATAATATTACACGCCCTAAATTGTTCCAACCAAAAAACACCGCGTTTTATCCCACCATTTCCAATGATTTGGGGATAGGTTCTCAACCAAGAGATATATTATAAGGTCCATTTACGATTCTATACTCTATACTTGATAATAATAATTACAACATATTATTATCAGGATTCTCTGTCTAGACCCTAGACCCTAGACCCTAGACCCTAGACCCTAGACCCTAAACCAATGAAAATAGATATTTATTGATATTTTCAATGGCGGGTTTATTGATTTTCCTCTGTTTTTTTCCATTTGTTTCGTATGTCACCGTTTCTAAATAGGCTGGGTTTCGCCTCATTTCTTCCATAAATGCCTGGAAAGTGGGGAATGGTTTCATAATTGCTATTGCGGTCACTGAACTTATTCCGGGTATATTACATAAGAGTAGAGAACCTATATTCTCTGGTGTAATATTATCCTTCTTTACCTTTTTCACTACATCACAATATTCCATTTTGTTCTCTTGTCTTTCTTGGTTCTCTTCTTGGTTCTCTTCTTGGTTCTCTTCTTGTGTTTTTTCTGGTTCGATTTCTAGGTTCTCGGGTTTGTCGGAATTATCAAGACCCGATTTTGGAAAGGGTAATAATTCACTTACTTGAGAACTTATTGGACGTAATTTCAAAAAGGGTGGTGATAAATAATAAGGCGGGGTTCCTTTGATATATTCACGTTCTATTTTATCAGCCATAGTAAGAATCCATTCCGCTGTTTCGTGGATGGATGCCGTTCGGATTACACTATATCCCTTGAAAAATTGTAAAGATGTCATGGTCGAAATCAAGAGTTTCTTTTCTGTGGCGGGATTTTTCAATTGAGAAAACATTCCTTCCAACAAATAAAAAATGGAATGAGGGGGTAATCCAGATGAATATAATAATCGGTGGGATTGTTCTTTATATCGACCATCTTTAATGGATGACAACATATCAGAAAAGGATTTTCTCTCTATAATGAGAACATCTTTTCCTTCATCCGTTTTGAAATAGACATCACCTAATGGTAATACTGCGGATTCTAATTGGATACATGTAGGTTTTGAATTTTGGTTTATTAATATTTCACATTTTTCATATAAATCACGTTCTCTATTATCAATAATAATACGCATACTATTTCTATATTTCCCTCTATTTTAT